CTGGTCTATCGATGTCCGGCACTACCCTCAGCGCCTCTGGTGGCAGCGGTGGGGCTCCGGCTACGGCGGAGTATCTGGTCAAGTCTGCGGACTCCACCCTGACGGCTGAACGGGTGGTTGGAGACTCGACCTCCGTAGTGGCTAATTGGGCTACCAGCGGGCAAGTGAGCTTTGAGCGGGCTGCGTTGTCTGGAGACGTTACGGCTTCCGCCAACAGCAATACGACCACCATCTCCAACGATGCGGTGACGTATGCGAAGATGCAGAACGTCTCGGCTACGGACAAGGTGCTGGGCCGGTCGTCTGCGGGGTCCGGCGACATCGAGGAGATCACCTGTACGGCGGCTGGACGGGCTTTGCTGGACGACGCTGATGCCTCCGCGCAGCGCACCACCCTTGGGCTGGGCACGCTGGCGACACAGTCGGGCACGTTCTCCGGTACGTCCAGCGGCACGAACACCGGCGACCAAACGATCACCCTGACTGGGGATGTCACGGGTAGCGGCACGGGATCGTTCGCCGCCACCATCGCCAATAGCGCGGTCACGAACGCCAAGATGGCGAACATGACCCAGAGCACTATTAAGGCCCGCATTACGGCCTCTACGGGTGCTCCTGAGGATGCGACGCTGACGCAAGTGCTGGATTTGGTGGGATCGGCCGCGCAAGGCGACATCCTCTATCGCGGTGCGTCTACGTGGACACGATTGGCTGCCGGTACTTCCGGCAATTACCTCAAGACCAACGGCACCGGTGCCAATCCCGAGTGGGCTACGGTTAGCGCGTCGGGAGGCGGAACTAAGACTTACGCCGACTTTACGCCGCTCAACAACCAGCCTCCATCAACGGCGTTTGCCACGCTGGATACTCGAAACAGCGTTGCGGTGCTGGACTTTGATGACGGTGCAACCAATGAGTCCTCCATCTTCGTATCCGTCTTGCCGGAAGCTGCGGTCGTATCGTCTGGCCTAAAGGTACGCATCCATTGGATGGCGACCAGCGCCACAAGCGGCAACTGCCGATGGGGTGCTCAGTTTGCCGACCTCTCCGATCAGGACATCGACAGCTATGCATTCGACACGGCGACCGAGGTTAGCACGGCTACCTCTGGCACCTCTGGCAACGTCACCGTGACCGAAATCACCTGCACGTCCATCGACTCCATCACCGCTGGTAAGCCGTATGCGATCAAGGTCTACCGCGACTCCAGCGATACGACCAATGACACGATGACGGGCGATGCGGAGCTGATTGCGGTCGAAGTAAGGAGTGCTGCCTAATGGCTTACGAGACTTCTAGCGGCAATTACTTCACGTATACTCGCAATTACAACATCAGCGAGTTTACGGCAGCAATTTGGATTTATCCCACCTCCGCAGTAGATACGACTCCTTGCGGATTATGGGAGGGTGCTGGAACCCAGTTGCAATGGCTGATACAACGCAATTCTACTGGAACGCTAACCGTTGCCGTTCACGTAAACGTACCGGCGGTGACGATCGCCAACTCAACCGGAACAACCGCGCTTGATACGTGGAGTCACGTCGCGCTTGTAAAAACAAGTTCTAACATCCAATGTTACATAAATGGTTCTCTTGACGGACAAGCTTCCATCTCCGGTTCGATGCTAAGTCGAACGGTGGCAAGTGGAATTGGAGCGCGACAAGCAGGAACACAACCATTCATCGGGAAACTGGGAGAGTTTGCGACGTGGACCCGCGCTTTGTCCGCCGCGGAAATGGCTTCATTGGCAGATGGATTTAAGCCACCACGCATCCCAACTCCTGACATTTACTACCCGCTTGTCAGAGAAAAGACCGACATTAGGAACAACTACACGCTGACGACTGTGGGCTCGCCTTCGGTCGCAACACACACACGCGTCTACTAAAAATGAGCTGGTACATCAACACAACCACCGGAGAAGAGCGCCAGTTCGACGACGCTTGGTTCAACGCCTGCGTTGCCGCTGGAAACCCGAAGGTCGATGGCTGGGTGCTGATGGTGCCGCAGCCGACGCCGCCTCCACCGCCGCCACCGCAGCCGTACCGCGTGTCCAAGGACACCATCGTCAGCCGGGTGCTGGCTGCCGGCAAACTGAACGACCTCATCACCCTGACCAACGGCCTGCCCGAGGATCAGGCGTATCTGTGGAACAACTTTGCTTGGTTCTGGAACACCAACCCCACCATTATCGCGATGTGCCAGCAGCTCGGCCTTGATCCGGCGGTGATCCTTGCTCCTGACCCGTACCTGACCTGATGAACTGCGTGATTGGCTCCCTGCCCCACCACCAATACGTGTGGGTGGACAGCGCCTTCACGCATCGAGAGCCCCAAGGCTTCCTCCCCGCCGTCTGGTTTGGCCTCGTCTCGTTCCCCGGCCGGATGTGGGGCTGCAACGTTCTTTTCGAAAACGGCGCCATCTACCGCAATGTACCGCTTCACGCCTTGGCCTCCTCTCCAGACCCCTCCTGCGTCGATTGGACGGCCCAGGAAGCCCAGCAGTGGGATTGCTACGGCCACGGCTGGTCTGCGGTCCGGTACGAGTACCTCCGCAGCCTCCGCTGCCAGGTCAAGGCGAGGGACTGCAGCCACCGGGGCAGCTACCTCTTCACGGTGGCCCCGATAGGAGACGGGTTCACCGAGGCGCCGGAGCAGGGGAAGGAGTTCGTCTTCGTCGCCTTGGAGAACGGCCGGTACAGCGTGCAGCCGACCGACCGCATCATCTTCGAGGATCGTTCCTTCACCCGCCACAACTGGGAATGGCCCACTGGGTTCAAGCGCCAGTCTGAGATCCACTCCTGCGAATAATATGCCCACGAAATCCAAGGTCAACGAAGCCGGGGTGTACACCAAGCCGGGCCTCCGCAAGCGGCTCTTTGAGCGCATCAAAGCCGGCGGCAAGGGCGGGCGCCCAGGCGAGTGGAGCGGGAGGAAGGCACAGTTCCTGGCCCGAATGTACAAGTCGGAGGGCGGAGGATACAAATCGTGAAGCCCACCCAGAAGAGCCTGGCCGACTGGACGGCCCAGAACTGGCGCACCAACACGGGTAAACCCAGCTTGAAGGGTGGCGGCCGGTATCTGCCGGATGCAGCCTGGAAGAGCCTCACCGGCGCCGAGAAGGCAGCGACCAACAAGGCCAAGCGGAAGGCCACCCGCGCCGGCAAGCAGTTCTCCAAGCAGCCGGCCAAGATCGCCGCCAAGACGGCCCAGTATCGATGAACGACTGGGTCGACGCCGACTTCCGCCTGCCATCCACCCACGACCTGCCCGTGGAGGTGATCTTGCGCTCCGGCTCCCAGGACGTCTGGCACTCAATCTCAATGGACTGGCGGGAAGTGGCCCGCTGGCGTAGGAGCAATCAACCAAAGCAACGCAATGGCCTTCGCCAACGCACATAACATCGAGGACGTAGGCCACACGTGCCGGCTGGGATGCCTGTCCGTAAACGTACACGGTAAGCGCCTGCCGCCTCCAATGGAGGGGTTTGCCGTGCATCTGCTGCCTGATCTCCGACTGAAGGTTGCTTGGTACAAGTCCGGGCGCTGGATCTGGTCGGTCGAGCTGCAGGGCACCTTCCTGTGCTGGCGCGGTTTCTTTAGCCTCATCAAACAATGATCACCTATCGCGGCGAAAAGTTCAGCGGCTACAACAGACCTAAGCGCACCCCCGGCGGGAAGAAGAAGTCCGCCGTCCTCGCCAAGAAAGGCGGGAAGGTAAAGCTCGTGCGGTTCGGGGATCCGACCCTCAGCATCAAAAAGGACCAGCCAGCCCGCAAGAAGTCCTACTGCGCCCGCTCCGCCGGCCAGGGGAACACCAGCAACATCTTCAGCGCGAATTGGTGGAGCCGCCGGGCGTGGGGCTGTTAGAAACAGGGCCGTTCGCTTGGTTCCCCGCTATGCGGCCCTGTCCCCCAGATCTCGGGTCACGCGCAACTACTGCGCTGACGCGGTCTCAGAGTCAAGCATCTTGTCCATAAGAGCTTGGATGCGGGCCAGCCGGGCCAAGGCAGCCTCCTGGACGAGGATGTGCGGTGCCGGCCGGGTCGGATGCTCCCAGTACTGATAGGACCGCCGGCTGACAGAAAGGGCCTGGGCGGTCTCGGATTGGCTGAAGCCCAGCTTGAGCCGGGCCTCACGTAGTTGTTGGGCGAAGGTCATTGGGGCAAAACTTGTGGGGTAAAATCGGCTGGGGTAAATCAAAAGCGCAGAAACTGCGCGGGTAGAAGTTCAACTACTGAAATCCCTTGGGGTAAAATGCCCCGGGTAAAATGGGCTGGGGTAAAATGACCCAACGCGATTGCGTGCGTTTAAACGGGCGATCCCTTGCGGGAAGGGTAAAGGGCCGGGACTAGGCCCGGAAACCCCCGCAAAACGCAAGGAAACGCCCCCAGGCGCTGGCCTAGGGGCCTTGGATTGAGGCTTAGGCGTGCCCTAGGGCGGCAAATGCTTCGTCATCTTCCAAGATTCGGTCCGTCCCCGTGTCCAGGTAGGCGTGGCGGCCTTGCTTAGGGTTCCACACGTAAAGCAAGCGACGGCCGGAGCGACTCACAAACGGGGTTTCCGTGCCGCCATTCGCCGGCACCCAAGTGTCGGCGCATTGGTAGCAAGCAAACGAATAGGCGGCAGGCGCAACGGATTCGCCAGCCAAGGCAACCCCGGCGGCTCCGGCGGCTTCCTCCAAGGTGTCAAAAGCCTCAAATTCAGCGTCGCCGGGCAGGCTGAGGTAGTAACGGCTGCCGGTGGCGTCACGGCTGATGTCGGCCAAGTGGCGTCGGGATTCGCTGCGGACCTGCCAGGATCCAGGCGCGATGCGTACTAGTCGATGCGATGGGTTCTTCATTTTGTCGTTTTTTCTTGGGTTAAATCCGCCGGGGTAAAATCCGGCGGGGTAAATTGAACGGGGCAAAATCGGGTGGGGTAAATGGCCAGGGGCAAAATGAGCCAAGGTAAATCCCTGCAGGTGAAATGAGCCAGCGGCAGCGGCCGCAGCGAAGGCGCAAGGGTTGGCGGGTTGGCTCCGGGTTGGCTGGCTGGCTGGCTGGCTCGGGCGGGTTGCGGGTTGGCGAATAAGGGCGCAAGTAAGGGCGCCCCGGCGAAGGGCGCCCCGTAGGGTTTAAGGGTCGCGGGTTAAGCTAGCGCAACGGCGCTTGCGGCCGCGCTTCGCGAGCCGTGAGGGTTAATCCAGATGGAAGGCAGCGTCCGGCCGGACGGCGGCCGGAACGCTTGGCCAGCCGTCCGGAAACGGCCGTCGCACAGCTTGCATTTCTCACAGGTTAACCCCTTGGCATCACTCAGGCATTCAACCGTCCCGGCGGGTTGGATTGGGCTCACGTGAAACGAACGGAAACCGGCTCGGGTTGCGGCACGGAATGAATCCGCCGTTTCCGTGCTGGCCATAAAGTAGCGCGCATAAGCGGCCGCTTGCGGGTTCGTTTGCCAATCATGGAAGTAACCCGTCCACCCGTCCGAAACGGCGGCAATGGCGGAGACGATAGGCAAGGGCAACAGCGTCGGGTTGCCATAGGCACCGAAACGAACCTTGCGGCCGCTGAATAGGGTCGCGAAATCGGCCGGGGTTGCGTCGGGGTAAATGCCACGGTGGAACCCCTTCCAGATGGCAAGGGGCGCTTGTCCTACGTTCACGTAGCAACCTTTGCCGCTGGCAAACGGGCAACCGCGACAAACGGTGGCGGCATCAATGCCACTCTGGACGGCGGCAACCGGGTTCGTTACCGTCAACAGAAACCAGACTTGCACCATATTTCCCGTTTTACGGTTGCTCGTTTCAAACGTGGCAATCGCCACGTAGTCGCGGCCGGAGACGTTGCCGCGGTGCAGCACGGCGCCGGTGGCGTTTTCTAGGGTGGGTTTTTCGGTTTTCATTTTTTCGGGGTTCAAGGGTTCAAAAGTCGCGAACAAGCACGCCGGAGCTAAGTTCAATTACGGCCGTTTCATCCTGCAGGAATTCAAGCGCGGCACGTTCCGCCGTGCTGTCACGTTCCCCACCCTCCGGCGTAGGGTCTTCCCACCCGTAAGCCTCGGCGGCTTCAACGGCGGAACCGTATTGCGTCCACTCCTCCGCCCGCAACCGCAGGAACACGGACGCGTCCCACACAGCGTCCAGAAAATCCGCATCCGCGTCCATTTCGTCATCCGTCGCGAACCCTTGCTCCACATCCGACGGGAAATACGGCTCGCGACCGAACACATCCGCGAAAGCATCGATAAGTACTTGGTTTGCGTCGCAAACGTCATTCGGATGTGTCCCGTTCCGGACGGATTCAAAAGCGGCCGGAGTCAAAGCCGCTTGCAACCGCTCAACAAAGCGGGCGGCAACCGTGTCAATCTGTTCTAATGTGTAGTCTTTCATTTTGTCGGGTTTCAAGGGTTAAGCAGCATAGGCAAAGCCAAGGGCAAGCGCCACTAGTAGCAGCGCGCACAAGACATAGTCAGTAAACGTAGCGGGTTCGGGTTTGTGTTCCATCCCCGCCACTTTGCCCCCACCCTACCCCCTAAGCAAGCGCAACCCTTGCGCCACTCTTAGTCAGTAGACAGCCTTATGCCAAGCTCCCGCAGCATTACTTTTACCTCGACAAGCCCCCCCACCCCCTTTGCAACTCTCCCCAATGGACACAGTTTCCCCCACCGTAGAAACCCACCCGCAAGGCAAGGGCGGCCGCCCGTCCCACCGGAACAAGGCTGGCCAGCGGGCTTGGCACAAGCGTTTGCTTGCCTCCGGCCGCCTAGAGGAAGCGGCCGAATGGGCGAAGGCGTGCAACCTCCTCCCCCCGGCTCCGCCCCCGGCCGCCCCCGCCCTCCGGGCGCCCTCGGCCGCCGCCCGCCCCGCCCCCGCCCCGCTCGCCCCGGCGCCCACCCCGGCCGGCCCTACCAACCCTGCGGCCGCCCCGGCAGGGGGGGAGGGGGTCAGCCAGGCTGGGGGGCTGGAGAATGGGCATACTTCCACCGCCTGTGGTCAAATTTTGCAGTGCGAGTCATTGGCTGCTGGGCCTGCCGTAGCCGCTGAGGCTCATTTAAGCCTCCCTGCCGATTCGCTGGCGCTCATCGTTGCCTCCCCTAAGGGGGAGGTGGAGGGGGTTGAGGGAGGTCGTCAAGCCGGAAGTAGTAGTGGTGCTGATGCTGAGGGGGTTAAGGTAGAAGAATGTTTGGGTGGGTGGCCGGCGGAGGTGGAGGGAGTGGTGGGGATTCGGTGCCGGAACAAGTGGTATGTGGAGGTGCAGGTGGGGGAGAAGAAATGGGCGAAGGCTGAGATTGGGGGACGGGTGCTGACGTATGCGGAGAGGAGGATGGTGCGGCGGGTGTGGGTGAGTGCGGATGGGAGGGATGCGGAGTATGAGTTTGTGGATCGGCCCGTGCCCGTGCCGGTAGTGGAGCCGCAGCCGGAGCCTGCAGTTGACCTCATACCTGCCCTGCTGTCGGAAGAGTCCGTTTCGGAATTGCCGGCTATTCCCTCGCTGCCGGGGCCGGTGACGTTCTACAACCCGTCTGCAACGGACTTTATGGAGCAGGCCAGAAACGCGGCGTATGCCGCCTACACCCGATGAGCCTAAAGAAGAACCCGCACAGCCCCAAGAAGAGCTACCAGCCGCAGAAGCTGATTAATGCCGTGGCACAGGCGACGATTGAGACCAAGGGGATTGGCATCGCCAAACACGGCCTGCTCAAGGAAGTGAGCCGGGATGACCGACTGATGCTGCAGCGAGTGGTCGGGATGAGCGTTGAGGAATTCAACCAGCGGTTGATGGGCAAGCTCGACTGCTTGGCCGACAAGATCCTGGACCGGATGCTGGATACGGTGGACGAGACCCCACTCAACAACCTGGGATTCAATTTGTCCGTGGCGATGGACAAGCGGCAGCGGATGCAGGGGGCGGCTGCGGTGGGCAACGCCAACGTCAACATCCAGGTCAACAACTACGGTGGGATGAGCAAGGAGGAGATCCTTGCCAAGCTGACGGGCAAGTTTGCCACCGCAGAGGTGACGCAGCCCGCCCCCGTGGAGGCTGAGGTGGTTCCGCCGCCACCCGAGCCCAAGCCCACCCGCCAGCAGATGATGGCGGATGCGCTGAAGGGCGACGATCCGGCTTAAGCCTTGGAGCGGTTGAGGTAGTGGTGAACCAGCTCGCGCTTGATTCCCACCACCTCCGCTATCCGCTGCTGGGTCATTCCGTTCCGGTAGAGCTGGATGACCCGGGAGCGGAGCTGGCCGGCCGCCGCCCGGCTCCTGCGTCCATAGGTCTTCTCCAAGCTTTCCCGAATCTTACGCTCGGTCTCCTTGACCTCGTAGCGGCTGGGTTTGGCGATGATGGGACTCATACCTTCATCAGCCAGAACTGGTGCTGGGTGGAGGGCAGGATGACCGCCTCCCGGCGGAAGATGGTGTAGAACGCATCAATGGCGATCCGGGGGTTGTCCAGCGGGTTGGCCTCCTGTCGGGGCTTCTCCGTCCAAGTATAGTCATCGAAGGCCAGATACCCACCCGGCTCCAGGATCTGCCACGCCAGCACCGCATCCGTCAGGACGTCCTTGGCGAGGTGACTGCCATCCACGTAGATGAAATCAAAGCGGCTGTAGTCCTTGCGCTGTACATACTCAGCAAGTTCGTAAACTGACTCGTTGGCATTGATTGAAAGCGGGCCGCCGTTTCCGAACTTCGTGTTGCGGATAAATCGCTCCCATACCGCCTGCATCTTAACGCCAAGATGCTCCGCGCTGCCTTTCCACGTATCAATGCCAACGATATGATCGAACGCCATATGGTCGAGCAGCCAGCACGTAGCCTGGCCCTCATAGCAGCCGATCTCGATGGCCTTCTTAAACTGCGCCTTCCTTGGCAGCAGGTTGTTGACGAAGTTGGTCTCCGCCGTCTGCTGGAACCAAGTGTTGGTGAACTCTCTCATTTGGAAGCCTCCTTCTGGGCCAGCATCTCCGCCTTGATGGCCTTGATCTCATCTTTGCGCCACGGCTCGGAGAGCATCTCCAGAAGCTGCGGGGTCTCGATGGGCAAGGCCACCTTGCCCGAGTGGGCCATAATCAGCTTCGTATCGACGTGGATGTCGATGCCGGCCTTCTGCACCAAGTCGCAGAACCAGTAGTCCTCCGAGACAAACACGTTGGGCTCGTCGTACTTGAGGTCGATCAGCCGCTTGATGCGCTCGACCATAATGTCGTTGTTCTTGGCCGGCTCACCGAGTGTCTCACGGATGGCCTCCAGCCGCCGTTCCGGCGTGCCAGGCCCCTGCAGACCCATCGGGAAGAATTCGTGCAGCGGATGCGGCGGGTGATTGGGGTCCACCAGGATGCCCCGGCGCCAGGAGTTTAGCTCCGCGATGCGCTTGAAGACGCTCATCTTCATCTTGGAGAAGCCCAAGGCCGACCGGGACACCTTTTGCAGGCCCTCTTCATTGGCCTGCTCGCCGGGAATCAGGTGCATATGCCAGTGGGTCTTGAGCGACCGGGTGGCGTAGATGGCGCAGACGATGTCCACGTCGTGCTTGAGCAGCCGCAGGATGGCCCCAGCCGTCACATCCTCGCCGTGCTGCTCGGCCAGCACGTCCTTGTCCCACCAGATGAGTTCGTCGAACTTGTGCTCAAAGGCATACGCCACCAGTTCGTTCCGCGCCTGCTGCACCGCCGGCCCCTCCAACAGGCACCAGTCCAGTTTGACGTCAGGAATCTTGGCGGCAGCCAGTTGCAGGCTGGTCTTAAAGTAGCTGCGGGGAATGTCGCCCTTCAGCGGCGTGGCAATGAGGATGCGTTTCATAGAGGAAACCGCACGGTGGTCCACGGACGCAGTGCCGGAAACGTCAAAGTCAGGCATTTCTATGGATATTAGCGCATCTTATAAGGTTTATGGCCGGTTTTAGCCACTTGCTTCAGCCCAGGCCGGTTCTAGCAGATGGAAATGGTAACCAAACGCTGCGTGGATGAGTGGCTTATCGAGCCCGACATCGAAGGAGCGCGGGAATACGCCCGTTTGTCCATCATCGCCGAGCCCGCCGGCCTAAACGTGGACGGCCAAGGCATTATCCCGTGGGAACAACTCCTTTCCGCCCGTCAGTCTTACGCCGTAAACCTTAAAAAGCGCAATGCCACTCGGTGACGTACACTTTGCGGATGATTTCACGCCCACTTTTGGCATCCCGTGGGTGCCGATCCCGGAGCGGGACGACTTGGCCGCCTGGCCGCAGGACAAGCTGATTGAGTACCTCGCTTTCCGGGAAGAACGGAACAAACAAGCGTTGGATAACCCCGTGGGTGCCGGTTGGACCCTGCCGATGTGGCAGGAGGTGATGTCAAACTGGGGCAAGTACCAGAACCACATCATCTTAGGTGGCAATCGCTCGTCGAAATCGATTTTTGCCAGCCGGTTATGCGTGTGGGCCTGCGGCAGCATCCCCTCTGCCGAGGTCCGGGCTTACCACGTCAACGAGGACCGGAGCATCGAGGACCAGCAGCGGATGATCTATGATGCCCTGCCCATCGGCATCCGCCGGCTGCCCACCAAGAAGGGCCTAAACCACTCCGTCCAGTACAGTCAGAAGAACGGGTTTACCGACAACATCTGCATCTTGCCCCCGCTGTCCGGTGCCGTGCGCGGTGGGTCGATCAAGTTCAGTAATTACCGTGCTTACGCTAACGACGCCCAGATTGCCGAGGGCTACAAGGCCCACCTGATTTGGTGCGACGAAGAATGCCCGCAGAAGATGTGGGAGACGCTGCAATACCGAACGAGCGATTTCCACGGACGCATCCTGCTGACGTTTACCACCCTAACGGGCTGGACGCCGCTGGTGCAGGACATCCTAGGCAAGACGAAGACCCTCAAGAAACGGTTTGCCCCGCTGGTGGGCAAAGAACTGCCCATTATGCAGGAGTCGCTGTCCCGGCCCAACACCGCAATCTATTACTTCTGGACGGAGGATAACGCCTTCCTCGATACGTCCGACTTCACTAAAAAGCTGCTAGGTCGTCCCCGAGACGAAGTGCTGGCCCGCGCCTACGGTATCCCGACTAAGTCTATCACTTCCGTATTCCCTGGATTCAATAAGGAGGTTAACGTCATCCCATATGAAACCCTACCTTTCGTCCGTGACCCAAGCTATCCGGTCACTCGGTATATGGCTTTGGACCCTGCTGGATCGAAGAACTGGTTTATGCTCTGGGTCGCCATCGACGCCGCCGGCACCTGGTGGGTCTACCGCGAGTGGCCCGACTATGACGACTGGGCACTGCCCGGCAGCGGAGCCGAAGGCAAACCCGGTCCCGCGCAGAAAGGCTCCAAGAAAGGCATCCGTGACTACGTCGAGCTTATCGAGCAATGTGAGGACGGTGAAACGATTCAAGAAAGGCTCATTGACCCGCGCCTCGGTGCGGCGGAAAGGCAGTCCGCCGAAGGGGCAACCACCATCATCTCCGAGCTGGACGACGTGGGAATGACGTTCATCCCCGCCCCCGGCGTGGAGATTGAGAACGGCCTGCAGCTCATTAACGGCCTCCTGTCCTACGATGAGAGTAAGCCCATTACCGCTCTTAACGGCCCCCGGCTCTACATCTCTGACCGCTGCCAGAACCTGATTTACTCAATGGGTGAGTATACAGCCAAGGGCGGCAAGGAAGAGGCGACCAAAGATCCAGTGGACTGCCTGCGTTATCTGCTTGTCGCCAACTGCGAGTTTATGGACCCGCAGGCAATGCAGCAAACCGACAACCGGACGTGGAGCTATTAACTTGCCTTGGAAGGGGCTTACGCATAGCGCCCTAAGCAATGAGTTCCATCGACTCCCTCCAGACTTCCGTCCCCAACGATCCGAGTCTGCAACTGGCCCCGTCCGGCGACAACGCTCCTGATTTTAACCTGATCTGCAAGGCTTTTGAGGACTGCGTTGCCGACAACCAGCCCTACGTCGATCAGTGCCGCGTCAACTACCAGACCCGGTACGCCATCTGGAACGGCCAGTCAGCGGACGGGAAGAAGCATTCCCGCGAGGGCAGCAAGACGAGCCCCACGCCTTGGGACGGCGCGTCCGATCTGCGCGTCTTCCTTGTTGATAACATCATCAACAAAAAGGTGGCGATGGAGTGTATGGCTTTCCAGCGGGCCAACCTCTCGGCGGTGCCGGTTGGCACCAACGATATGGAGCGGTCCAACCTCGTGACCAACTTTATGCGCTGGCTGATCCAGACGCAGATTCCAGAGGTGCATCGGGAGGTTGAGATTGCCGCCAACTATATGAACGAGAAGGGACTGGCCGTGATGGGTCAGTTCTGGGAGAAGCGCCGGGAGAAGGTGCTGGTCAATGTCCGGCTGGAGGATCTCCAGCTCCAGTTCCCGCAGATCGACATTGTTGCCCTGATCGAGGACAAGGCCGCCGAGGAGGACTTGAAGTCCATCTTTGAGGAGCAGTACGGTTGCAGCCGGGCCAAGGCGACCAAGATGCTCAAGGAATTGCGGAAGACTGCAGAGACCACGGTGCCAGTGGAGGGGCCGGAGCGGTCCTACCCCGTCCTGCGGGCGTTCAACCTGGATGAAAACCTGTTCATCCCGTCGTTCTCGCTGGATCTGGAGCGGGTGCCTGGCATCTACCGCGTCGAGTACTTTACCGCCGAGCAGCTCCGGCAGTTGGTGCGCGATGACGGCTGGGACAAGGACTGGGTGGAAAAGGCGATTGAGACGCAGCGTGGCCGGCTGATCACCATCAGCCCCTCCGAGTACACGCAACCCATCAGCCGTTCGTTCGTCTACACGCAGCAGCGGTTCACGGACAAGATTGGCATCGTCTACGCCTATCAGCGTTTGTCCGACGAGGATGGTGTGCCGGGCATCTACTGCACGGTCTTCAACCCGCAGATGCCGCCGGACGACAAACAATCGGGCTTCGCCAAGCACGGCCTTCTCGGTTACGCCCACGGCGAGTATCCGTTTGTCCTCTATCGCCGCGAGTACTTGAGCCGCAAGCTGCACGACAGCCGGGGCGTCCCCGAGCCGGGCAAGCCGTGGCAGGATCAGATCAAGGCGCACAAGGACAGTCGCATCGACGCCGCGTCCCTCGCCATCCTTCCGCCCATCTGCTACCCGCAGGGCCGCCCGCCGGGCCGCTGGGGTCCAGGTGCGCTTATCTCCGAGCGCCGGCCAAACGAGTATCACTACGCCGACCGGCCGATTCCGGATATGAACACGGAGAACTCCGAGTCGCTCTTGGAGTCCTCGTTTAAGGAGTACAACGGCTTTGCCGCGCAGAAGGGCGATCCTTCCGTTGAC